CAAGAGGTGAGGATTTTATGCGCCAACAAAGCTACTTTCAAAATCCATATATGCAATATGGTGGTGGTCAGGGATTTAATCCCTATCAACAATTCGGAAGTCCGTTCCAGCAATTCGGTAATCCATACCAGCAGTTTGGTAATCCGTTTCTAGGATTTAATCCATATCAGTTTGGTATGCAGCAATTTTCTCCGCAGTATCAAATGCGCCAACAGATGCCGCAAGAGATGCAGCGTATGCCGCAACAGATGCCACAGCAGATGACGCAAATGCCGCAGCAAATGCCTCCAATGCCTCAGCAAATGTCTCAACAGATTCCGCAGCAAATGCCGCAACAAATGCAGCAAATGCCTCAGCAGGATAATGAACAGAATTTTGCGCCTCCACAAAAAATGCCGATTCAGCCTGCAAACATGGAGGCACAAAGGATGGCATTGGAGCAAGGTGGTGGTAGGGTTGCACAAACAACTTTCTCGGATCAGCCTGGTTTGCTTTCAAATGCTCCGAGGACAATCGCATCCACAGATCAGCGTGGCTTGTTAAGCCAGCAAACATACCAGCCATCTCCAAAATATGAGGCGTGGAAAAAACAAATGAGAAGCATAGGAATGATCCGTTGATTCCAAAAAAACTGCACTTTGTTTGGATCGGAGACGAGTCCAAACGCCCTGATAAATGTATCGGGACATGGAGAGAATTGAACCCAGACTATGAGATAAAAATCTGGGGCAATGAAGAACTAAAACAACCTTGGTTCAATGCCAAGCATATGCAGTCGATGTTAGCCCACGAACTCTGTGGGGTCGCTGACATGATGAGATATGAAATCCTCTACAACGAGGGTGGAATTACGTTAGACGCTGATTCTGTCTGTCTCAGTCCCTTAGAAGATTGGTTACTCAAACCCGCAGCATTCGCCCATTGGGAACAGGAAATCATGCGTCCTGGGTTGATTAACGTATCGGTAATGGGATCGGAAAAAGGAAACCCGTTCTTTGGAGAGTGTATTAACCGACTCCAAAAGAAAGCATCGGTGATTGACAAGCGAGCCTGGGAGACAACCGGACCTGCTCACATCACGGAGGTTTTCAGGGAAACGGGTTATGACTTAACTGTTTATCCGACACATTACTTTACAAAACATCACTTCTCAGGAAAGATTTACAAAGGCAATGGACACTGTTTCGCAACTCAATTCTGGGGATCAACTCGTGGATATGACGGAATTGATTGAACTCAGGGATGGGTGGTGGTGGCCGAAACACGATAAAGAGGCTTGGAAGTGGATTCCGAGGGAGATTCAAGCCCTTCCAGAACTGCTTAAATGGGTTCCAGAGCGCGGAACGATTATCCAGGCAGGGGCTAACTGTGGGGTGTGGATTAAAGCGTACTCAAGCCTTTTTAACAAGGTTTATACGTTCGAGCCAAACGACCTGAATTGGGAATGTTTACTGAGAAACGTAAACGAGCCAAACGTCAACATGACGAAAGCCGGACTGAGTGACAGGATGGGTTACTGTAAGTCTGTGGATGGGGAAGCTGAGAACTGGGGCGCGATGCAGATCGAGGAATCTGAGTCTGGTATCCCGATGGTGACGATTGACTCACTTAACATTGACTGCGATCTCATCCAATTAGACGTTGAAGGATTTGAGGAAAACGCTTTGAAAGGTGCTTTTCACACAATCCAGAGGTGTAAACCTGTCATCATCATTGAGCAAAAGGGACTCGGAAAAAACGGCATGACAGACGCTGAAATTGCTATAATGATCCAAGACTGGGGTTATTATTTCGCTGAAAGAGTGATCTCAGATAACGTCTTTATCCCGAGGTGAGCATGATAAAACGAGGCTCAGAGGAGTTTTCAGGTTATAACAAACCGAAGAAGACTCCGAATCACCCAACGAAAAGCCATGCTGTTTTAGCCAAGTCTGGTGACGAGGTTAAATTGATCCGTTTCGGACAACAGGGGGTCAAGGGTAGCCCAGACGGGACGAAGCGTAACGAAGCGTTTAAGGCTCGTCATGCCGAGAATATTGCCAAGGGCAAGATGAGTGCGGCTTGGTGGTCATCGAAGGTCAAGTGGTGACAAAAGTAAAATGGTAAAATAAATTAACTTAACCACGCCAACGAGCCGTAAGGAATTGGTAAGAAATGAAAAAAGTAGAGAGCGGAAATTCTGCTAACCTGACCAACCGAGGCAGAGGAAGACCCAAGGGAGTGCCTAATCGGTCCACCATTGAGTTTCGAGAGACTATTAGTGCTCTGCTATCAGATAACTCTGAAAACGTCCAGAAGTGGCTTACAGACGTTGCAAACGGAAACGAAGATCGCAAGCCTGATCCTTACAGGGCTTTGGACTTACTGGCTAAACTTGCAGAGTACGCAGCTCCTAAACTGTCACGGACTGAGATGACCGGACCAGAGGGTGGAGCGATACAGATCAGCGGCATTTCAATCAATCTGAAACGTCCGAATGAATCTTGAACTAGACTTCCCTGAGAAGCTAGATTTCTTATTTGAGCCTCACCGATTCAAAATCCTTTACGGAGGACGAGGATCGGGTAAGTCTTGGTCAGCCGCCAGGGCACTTATCGCTATTTCGCTTCAAAAGCCAACTCGCATCCTCTGTGCGCGTGAACTTCAGAACTCGATCTCTGATTCCGTTCTGGCTCTGTTAGCTGACCAGATCAAAGCGATGGGGCTTGAGTCCTTGTTCGACATTCAGAGAACAGCGATCTACGGAGCTAATGGTTCTGAGTTCTCTTTCGTTGGATTGAAGCATAACGTCACCTCCATAAAATCCTATGAGGGTGTAGACGTCTGTTGGTGTGAGGAAGCACAAGCAATCTCAAAGGTATCATGGGAAACTCTAATCCCCACCATTCGAAAGCCAGGCAGTGAAATCTGGGCAACATTCAACCCCGACCTGGACACTGATGAGACTTTTAAAAGGTTTGTACTTAATCCTCCTCCAAACGCAGTTGTCAGGAAAGTTAACTGGTCGGACAATCCGTGGTTTCCGCAGGTTCTTAAAGAAGAACTAAACCACTTAAAAGAAAAAGACCCTGATGCCTACCTTAACGTTTGGGAAGGGCACACCAGACAGATGCTGGATGGGGCTGTCTACGCTCAAGAGTTAAGACAAGCCCAAGAGCAGAACAGGATCATTGATCTCATTATTGACAAGACCATTCCGGTTCAAACCTTCTGGGACTTGGGATGGGCTGACATGACTTCAATCTGGTTTGTTCAGGTGATCGCCGGAGGTGAGGTTCGAGTCATTGACTTCTACCAAAACTGCCAAAAGCCGATTGACCACTACGCCCAGGTTCTTCAGGACAAGGGATATATCTACAAAGACTGGTGGCTACCTCACGATGCTGAACACAAGAACATGACCGGAAAGAGTGTTAAGGACATTCTGGAGGGAATGGGCAAGCCTATCCGAATCACGCCTAAACTGTCTGTGGCTGACGGGATTAACGCTGCTCGGATGTTGCTTAACAGGGTATTCTTTGACGTTAACCGCTGTGCTGATGGTCTTCAGAACTTGAGACATTATCGGTATGACGTTGACCCGAATACAAAGATGTTCTCGAACAAACCTTTACACGACCAGCACTCACACGCTGCCGATGCTTTCCGCTACCTTGCGGTTGGACTTGATGAGAGTCCGAAGTGGGGTTCTTCTATTAACAAACCTCCGAAATGGATCGTCTGATGTATTTACTAAAACAAGGGGACATGGTTCCCTCCAAGCGTGTTGACGCACTCGAACAACGCATTGAAATGCTTGAAAATATGGTAAAGGCATTACAATCGGAACAAAAGCCCAAGATGGGCAGGCCACCGAAAGGCACAAATGAGCCAAGAACTGAAAGCGATCATTGAATCCGAGATTGACAATGCACTCGGATATTTAGAAACCGAAACAACGATCCAGCGTGAGGATGCTCTAAGGGCTTACCTGCGTCAGCCTTATGGAAATGAGGTTGAGGGCAAGAGCCAGATCGTTACCGGAGAGGTCGCTGAAGCCATTGATGGTGCTCTGCCATCTCTTGTTCGCATTTTCACAGGCTCTGATGAGGTCGTAAGGTTTGACCCTCGCGGTCCTCAAGACGAGCAAGCTGCCAAACAAGCTACTGATTACTGTAACTGGGTTCTTCAGCGTGACAACGATGGAACCCTGATTCTTCACGACTGGTTTAAAGACGCTCTCCTACAAAAGGTTGGAGTGGTAAAAGCGTATTGGGACGAGTCTGAAGATATTACGCGAGAGAAGTATCAGAATCTGACAGAAGACGAATTGGCTATGCTGATGGCTGATGAGTCAATGGAGATTGTCGAACAGGATACCCAGACCTTCCCGATTGTTGGACCTGATGGACTTCAACCCATCGGACCGGATGGGATGCCTGCGACCTATTCAATCTACGCTGTTACTGTTCAAAAGAAATCCAAGACAGGCAAGGTTGTTATCGAGAACATTCCTCCCGAGGAATTCTTGATCTCAAAACGCGCCAGGAACATTCAAGACTCTCCGTTTGTCGCACATCGCCGATTGATGACTCGCTCTGACCTGGTGGCGATGGGGTTCTCTAAGAAGATCGTAGAGGGTCTGCCTGCGTCTGATTCTCTGACATACACACCGGAGCGACTGGCTCGATTTGACAACGGTGAGATTCCTGATGACATGGCATCCTTGGATACCTGGATGCAGACTGTCGAGGTTTTTGAGTGCTACATCCGCAAGGGTACGAAGCGAGGCATTGCCCAACTCAAACAAGTTTTCTACG